GTGACAGCTCCGGCCGTTCCGGGAGGTTCCCTCGCAGCGCCCGTGAGCCTCGTTTTCGACGGCCCCCTCGAGGAAAGTCTTGAGCGCGTGTGCGCCCTCACGGGCTTCCGGCTTGAGGCGAAGGGGGTGAAGCCCGACATTCCCACCATGGTGCACGTGCGGATGACGGCCAGGCCGGCCATCGCCGTGATCCGCGAAATCGGCCTGCAGGCCGGCCCGAAGGAAAAAATCACGGTGGATGAGGCCGGCCGCCGCATCGTGCTGGAGCGGGCCGGGGCATGAGAAAGCTTTCCGGATTCCTCCTCATCCTTTCCGCTCTCCTCCCTGTCTTTGCGGACAGGGCTTCCGCTTTCAACGACGGCAGGCATCTTGCCGCGGATCAGCCGGCCTGGGGCGGCCGGATCATGACGGCCCCGCGTCCCGGGGATCTCAGGCCGTCCGTCATAATCGATGACGGAAGCGGTGAAGCGGTCCGCGACAAGCTCCTCCGCATGGAAAAAACCGGGGGACGGGACACGGCCGCCTCCCGGGAGAAGGGCAGCCTCCGTGAACGGGCGCTCGGCGAGGCGGCGTCCACCCTGGCCTTTCAGCAGGGGCTCGCCTGGCGCTACGGAAAGCTTATGGACGCCTGTGAGAAAAGGGAGCACATTTTTGCGCGCGTTTTCAATTTCGGCCCCCTTCTCATGGACGGCAGGGTTCTGCCGCCAGTCATACGCTGGGCCGGCAGGGGCGTAAGCCTCGGCGGGAACGGCGAGGCCAGAAGCGTGGAGGCAAGCTACCGCATTGTGCGCCCGGCCGCCATCGTGACACGCGCCCCCACCTGGCGGGACTATCTCATGACAGGCGTCCCGGAAACGGAAAACCGGCCTGCCATCCTGCCGGCCACACAGGCCGAGAAAAAAGCCTGGAAGCGGGGCGTTACGGAAGGCTGGGCAGCCGGCGCCGCGGCCGCGGACGACCTTTTTTCCGTGAACATGAACCGGCTTGTCGCCGACTACCGCGGCATCCTGCGCTTCAGGATGCTGGCGCGCAGGGGCATGGTCAGCCTGCCCGTGCTGGCCGAGGGGCGCCTTGCCGTGCGCGTGGAAAAGCGGACCCTGGACGTGGGGGAAACCACGTTCCGCATCAGTGTGCCGGCCGAATTCCGGGATATGGAAAAATGGTCAGCCGGCACGGACGGGAGGGAGGAATGACAGAACTCTTTCCCGAGCCACTGCGCCACGAGCTCACCCGCTCCCAGATGGACCGCATCCTGCTCTGGTGTGTGGAAAAACGCGCCTCGGACATTGTTTTCTGTCCCGGAGATCCCGTGTGGATGGAACAGGACGGCGTATGGCGCAGGGTGACGGACGCCAAGCTCACGCCTTCCGAGACGGAGCGCATCGTCAACGAGACGACCATGCAGGCCTCGCGGGCGGGGTACGTGCGCTCCGGCAGGATCACGGATTACGCCTACCAGACCCGCGTGCCGGAAAGCCGCGGCGTCTGGCAGCGCTTCCGCGTCAACGCCACCAGCACGAGCAAGGGCATCTACGTTGTCA